GTCCATAATGAACAATATCAGAATTAGTAAAATAATTAGGAGAAGATTTAGGAACTTTAAATTTCCGTGCGATTTTTTTGTGTACATTATGAAATTGATATTTCATAACTTCATTAACAGCCTTAGCAAGTTTAGAGAGTAAAGTTCTATCATAACAAAAAAATGCTCTTAATTCTTCAGGAATAGTAAAAAGAATATGCCTGTGAGGAATATTAAGAATATCATTAATCATTTTTTGAGTCCAAGTAGCAGAGTATTTAAAACCACAAGAAGGGCAAAGTCTAGATTTACAGGTAATAGGAATAGTATGGAAATGTCCACACTTAGTACAAGTATATTTAATGAAACCAGCTTTAATATCGCAACAAAGTAAGAATTTATTAATAGAAGCTTTAATATATTCTAAATGTTGTTGATTAAGAAAAGGGTTGATAAAATTAAGAATATGTGATAAATTAACTAGGGACAGTATTTCTTTAATCATGAGGTATTACTCCTTTCTGTAAGTTTTGGTGCAAATAAATTTTACAGAAAAAGAGAGCCAATTGCAAAAGATTTTTTTAAAATCTGCAATTGGCTTTTTTTATTTATAGGAGGTATAAAATGGCAGAAGAAACTAAAGTAGGGGAAGTTGAAAGAACAACGGCAACTACAAAAGAAATAACATTAGATGAGGTATTAGCTAATAAAGAAATTATGGAGAGTATCTTAAAAAGTGATGTTGTAGCAAAGCTTATTCAAGGAGAAGTTGATAAGGTTAGAACAAAGGCAAGTCAAGAGGGAAAAGAAAAAGAAAGTGAATTTGCTAAATATAAATCAGAAACAGATTTAAAAATAGCAGAACTTACTGCTTTTCAAAAGAATTATTTTAGAACAGAAGTTTTAAGGAAATCAGGGCTTGAAACTGACCTTTGGGATTATGTGAAAGGAGATACAGAGGAAGAAATAAAAAAATCAGCAAATGAACTAAAGAAATTAATAGCAAAAAAAGCAGAAGAAACAGTTGGAGCAAGAGTACATACTGGAACTTCTTATGTTGGACTTACAAAAGAACAATTTGGCAAAATGACTTATACAGAAAAAGCAGAATTATATCAAAAAGATAAAGAAACTTATGAAAAGTTAATGAGAGGAGAATAAAATATGGCAAATGAAACAAAAGCAAGTGATTTAATAATTCCAGAAGTTATGGCAGATATGATAAGACAAGAATTACCTCATAAATTGGTATTCGCACCATTATTAGTAATAGATAACAGATTGGAAGGAATACCTGGTAATACATTAACAGTTCCTAAATGGGGCTTGATTGGAATAGCAGAAGATGTTGGAGAGTTAGAAGCAATACCTTATGAAAAATTAGCTACTTCAAAAACTACTATGACAATAAAGAAAATAGGAAAAGGAGTTAAATTTTCAGATGAGGCATTATTATCAGGATATGGAGACCCTTTAGGAGAAGGTACTGCACAGTTAGCTATATCTGTTGCAAGAAAAATAGATGCTGATACTTTAGTTGAATTAAAGAAAGCTAAATTAAAATATAACAGAAAATCAGTTGAGTTATCTTATGAAGTTTTAGCAGATGCTTTAACTAAGTTTGGAGAAAAAATGGATATACCAAGAGTAATGTTTATAACTCCAGACCAATATGCACAATTAAGAAAAGACAAAAATTTCTTAGCTTTAAAAGATATTGCAGGGAAACCTTTAATAATGTCAGGAGTTATAGGAGAACTTTGTGGAGTACAATTAGTAGTTACAGCTAATCCTGAGATAACTACTACTAATGAAGTACAAAATTTAATAGTTGAATCTGGAGCTGCAGCATTATTATTAAAGAGAAGTCCACAAGTGGAAAAAGAAAGAGATATTGACCATAAAGCAACAAAAGTTAATATAGACCAACATTATGGAATCTACATAAAAGATGATACAAAAGTATTGTTATTGACAACAAAGAAACCTGAAATAACAGCTAGTGAAGAATAAAAGGAGATAAAAGGGAATGGCTATTAAACTAAAATTTTCTATATATAATAAAGCAGAAGATAAAATAAAAGAAATTTTAGAACTTGAAGTAAATGCTAAATTATCTGATATAAAAGCAGAAGTCGTTCCCTTGACTCCTGTAGGAAAATCTAAAAAAGGTTATACTGGTGGGAGATTAAAAAAAGGTTGGAATATTATTCCAGCTAAATTAAATGGAAGAAGAATTGTAGGATATATCTATAATTCTGTAGAATATGCAGGACATGTTAATTATGGACATAGAACAAGATTAGGAACTTCCAAAATAAAACGTAAAGCTAAATCAAAAGCATTTGGTAAATATTATATTGAAGGAGTATATTTTGTTGAGGAAGCATTAAAAAGAGTAGGATTAAGACAGAGATTAGTAAAGAAAAAAGCTTTTTACAATGCTAGGAGGATTAAATAATGTATAATATCCCTCAATCTTTACTTGATAGAGTAAAAAGAGCAATGAAAATGGAAGAAGAAGATTTTAAGACTTATTTATCTTCATTAGAAACTGAAGCAGGAGTTTATGTTAAAAATTTATTATATGTAGATTTTAGTAGTTTAGATGAAGAAAATAGAAAGATTTTTATTTCATTCTATTTACAATATGCTTTATATTCTAAGATAGAAAAAGATGAAATTTCACAAGATAAGTTAGATTTTTTACACACTTATATAAATGGGTTTAATGAAAGAGTTGAAAAATTAGAAAAGGATAAACTAAATAAACAGACTGGGGGAGGTGTTGCATTTTTGTGATAGAAATACTTAGAGAAATTAAAGATAAATATAAGGCTTTAGATATAGAATGTGAAATTGCAGAGATAGATGACACTTTAATAGATGTAAAGCCTGTTGTTATTTTAACCCCTATTTCTGAAAGATGGATACATGACTTATTAGGAAATCCAAGTGATAAGGAAGTAAGATTTAGAATACAAGTTTTTAAAGAACATATTGAGAAAGAATATGATATTGAAATTGAAGAAACTTTAAATCAATTAAAAGAAATTTTAAAATCAAATGAAATTAAAAAGCATATAACTACATATTTGAGTACCAATATTACAAATGAATTAATAGAAGAAAATACAACAATATTAATTACAGCTGATATAAATTTAAAATTACATAGGAGGTAAAAGTGGGAGTAAATGTATATATAGGAAAGCAAACAGCAGAAAAAGTAAAAGCAACTCAATTAATAGATGCTGGGGCAACTGATTTTAATGTTGAAGAGAATATAACAGCTTTAGAATCAGAAGTATTTACAGACTTAACAGCAAAAGGTGATAGTACAGTTGGTAAAATTGAAGTCAATGGAAGTATTCCTATAGAGCTTTCAAAAAAAGTTTTTGAGGAGTTAATGGCTGGAATCTCATATAAAAAAGGTACTGATGATTATAAAATGAGTACTGATAAACCTGCATTTTATACTGTTATATTAACTGATACTGATAATAATGAAAAATGGGAATATGTAGATTGTGTTATTTCAAAATTAGATATAAATATAGCTATTGGTGGATATGTAAAATCAACTATTGAAGTAATAGGAAAAACTTATGAAATAGGAACAGGTAATGTAGTAGGTGCAGCAGAAAGAGGAGAAAGTTTAAGATGTCTATTCTCTAACATTAACCTTGGGGGTACAGATATTTCAACTGATATTGAGGGAGCAGATATATCAATAGATAATGGAATAGAAGCAAAAGGTTCATTAAATAGTTTATATAATGTAAAAATTAGAAGAACTAAACAAGTGGATACAAAAGTAACTATTCAAAAAAATGAATATGAAAAGAATAGTTTTAAAGACTTTAAAGAAAAAATGATAGCTGGAACTCCTGTTACTGCAACAATAAAATTAGGAGATTCAAGTCATAATGATTTGATAGTGATAGAAGCACCTAAATTATTTATCAACTCAAATAAAAGAGGAGATTACAAAGGTTCAGGAAGTCACAATATTGATTTACAAGCTTCAGTAAATAATACAGAAAAATCACATTTAAAAATTACTTTTAAAGACTAGGAGGATAAAATGATAAAAAAATTAAATGAAAATACCTATGTAGAATACAGAGATAGATTAACAGCTGGAGAAAAAGAAAGATATAAACATGCTAATTTACCAAAAGTTAAAGTAAATGAAAAAGGAGAAATGATTTATGATGTAGACAATACATATGAAAACTCTCCTAATTTTTATATTTTATCAAGAGTGGTTACAAAGATTGTTCAAGATGGAAAAGATATAACACCTAAAGATAAGAATGTATCTACATTTTTAGAAATGATGGATAATGACTTATATGAGGATAAATTATTAAAAGATGTTTTAAAAGATATTTTAGGTAAAAATGGTTTTTTAGAACAGAAAGAGAAATCAGAGACAAACACAGAGATTTCTCAAGAGTAATTATAGCTATGAGTAAAGGAGTTGATTTAGACTTTTCTTTAGAAATGAACAAAGGATTAGATAAAATCTATTATAGAATAAATCAACTCCGAAAATATTTAAAATTTGATGGATTTTCTGGTAATTTTGACATAGCTTTTCTTCCTATAGCTGGAGGTATAGATGAGCAAGATTGGGAATGGGTAGAAGATATACAAATAGTAAAATATGAATTTAATAAAATAAGAAAATAGCTTATAACTTGACAAAGTCTAACATTTATATTATAAAAAACTTTACACATTCAAAATTTTATGGTACTATAAGTTACAGATAAAAGCCTTATTAGTTAAGGATAATTAAATCGGGAATGACGGTAAGAATATCATTCACTCGTATGAAGACTGGGTTTATTCCAGTCTTTAACTTTTATTGGAGGAAAAATGGTAAAAATAGAGATTGTTTCAGTGAAGAAAAGCTTTTTTTAAAATTTGTGATGATAATGAATTATTACATAATGATGATTTAAAAAGACCTTATCTTATAATTTTAAAGTTAAAATATAAAGATAAGAATATAGATTTTGCTATTCCTTTTAGATCTAATATTCCACCAAGTGCTAAAGTATGGGAGTTTTATCCCTTACCTCCAAATAGTACAACAAAAGAGACTTACCATCATGGATTACATTTTATAAAAATGTTTCCAATAAAAAAAGAATATAAAGAAAAATTTTATACTTCAAAAAATATATTTTTTCAACAAGTTATTGAAGCTAAAATAAAAAAAGATTTAAAATTAATAGTTGAAAAAGCACAAAATTATTTAATAAAATATGAAGAAGATATTATCAATGAACATTCAGTAAATATTGATAAAATAATAGAAATTTTAGACTTATAAAGAGAGATTTTCCCCTCTCTTTTATTTTTTGGAGGTACAAATGAATGTAAAAGAAATACCAACTTGTGAATTAGTTGAGGAATTAGCAAAAAGAGAAGGAGTAGAAAAAATTGAAATTGAACCATATAAAGTTAAAATAAAAAAATTAGAAGGTCCTATGATTGTATTAAAAATTATTGATTAATACCTTTTGTTTTATCTCTTGACAAACTTTAATATTTATAGTACAAATAGTATTATAATTTATTAGGAGGGGCTTTATGAAAAAGATTATATTAGTTATTGTTAGTTTATTTTTATTGTTTGGTTGTATGGAAACTATAGACTATAAACAAACTGCTAAAAATATGGAATTACCACAAAATGTTGAGTTAAAAGGAAGAACTTTACGTAATATTGACGATGTTGTTGTATATATGATTTTTAGATTATATGATGGTTATACTAATATAAATGATATAAGTGACAAAGCAGTTTGGAAGAAAACAGGTGAAACAAATGGAAAAACTACAGATGTTGTTGAAGTAACTTATATGGAAGCAAAGGTAAGGGTGCTATTTACTAAAGATGGAGATATGTACTATGTAAATATTGCTAATTTATTAGCACAAAAAGGTGGAAAAAAATATAGTGGATTGGACTTAATCCAAGAAGTTGCAGATATCAAATTTCAAGAAGAAATGGATAAACTACAAGAACAATCTGAAAAAGAATATAATAAAATAATGGAAAGTATAAAATAAATATTTGATTTAAGAGAGGTTTTATCCTCTCTTTTTTATTTGGAGGTGAATTATGAAAAATGAAAGTGCAGATATAACCTTAGAACTTCAAGCTAGTTTAGATGGGGATATAAAAGAAGATTTAGAGAAAGTTAATGAAGAAATAGAAAAAATTGGTGATACAAGCCAAGATAATTTTGGAAAAGCCTCTGACTCAGTTGGTAAATTTGGTAAAAACTCAAATGAAGCTAACAAAGAAATTAAAAAAACAGATGATTCTATAGCTTCGTTAGGGAAAACTGCAAATAAAGTAAAACCTAACCTTATTTCACTTCCAAACAAATTAGCTACTGCTACTGAAAATGCAACACTAAAAATAAAGAAAATGGAAGAAAATTTATCAGGACTAGGTAGAATATCTGGAATAGCTTTTGCAGGTATGGCTGGAAGTGCAACCTTAGCTGTAAAAAAGTATGCAGACTTTGAAGCAGGAATATTGAAAGTAAAAACTATATCTGATAGAAGTTTTGAAGAAATTAAAAAGTCAGCAGAAGATTTATCAGTTAAATATGGACTTTCTGTGGAACAGATAACAGAAGGAAATTATCAATTAGTTTCATCAATGGGAGATGTAGCTAATGCACAAGAAATATTAGATACATCAGCTAAACTATCTATTGCAGGTTTTACTGATTATGAAAGTGCTATGAATGGTTTGGTATCAGTCTTAAACGGATATAAGATGGAAGCAACAGAAGCTGGAAGAGTTGCAGATATTTTAATGACTGTTCAAAATAAAGGTATTACTACTATCAACGAATTACAAGGAAGTTTAGCAAGAGTTACAAGTTTAGCTAATAATGTAAATGTATCATTTGAAGATTTAGCTGCAGCATTAACAACAATAACAGCAAATAAGGTTGAAACAAGTGAAGCTGTTACTTCATTAAGAAGCGCTTTTGCTGAATTAGGAAAATCAAGTACTGTTGCCTCAAAGAATTTTAAAGAAGCTACTGGTGAAATGTTTTCAGAGTTTATGAAAACCCATACTATAGTAGATGCAATCCAAAAATTAGAAGAATATTCTAAGAAAACTGGTAAATCATTTACTGATTTATTTGGTTCAGTAGAAGCAGGAAATGCAATAATGAATTTAGCTGGTGGAAATCTTACTAAATTAAAAAATAGTTTAGATGATGTAAAAAATTCTAGTGGAACTGCAAATAAAGCATTGGGAGTATTGGATGAGGGAGCTGATAGGGCTTTTTCAAAGTTGAAAGAACAAGCGAATAAAGCTGTAAGAGAAATTGGAGAAGCTTTAATACCAACTGTTAAAGATTTAACAAAAAAGATTTCAGAAATAGATTGGAAAAAAGTATTTAGTCAAGAAAACATAGATAAAATAACTTCAACTATAAAAGTAGTTGGAATTTTAACAGGAGGAATTTGGGCTTTAAAAACTGCAATAGGCAGTGTAAAAGTTGTATTAGAAGCTATTAATGGCATAATGGCAACTGGTGCTGGAATAAAAGCTTTATTAGGTTTAATAGGTAGTGGATTTTTTACAAAAGAAGTGATAACAACTGCAACTTCTGGAAGCTTTGGAGGAGCAGCTATATTTGGAACAGCTGCTGCAGGGGGAACAACAGCTAGTGTAACTAAATTAGCAGCAGGTCCATTATTAAAAGCATTACCATATATAGCTTTAATGTATGGTGAAAATAAAGCATTAAAATATTGGGATAAAAAAGAAGACGAAGTAATAAAAAATAAAACAACTGGTGTTTCTATAAGAGAAAGAAAAAAATCTTATGAAGAGATGATAAAGACTTTAGAAACTCAAGTTGAAATATTAAAAAAAGCTGATGAAAATGAAGATAGATATTCTAAAAAAACTTTAAAAACTATGGAAAAATTAAAAAAGTTAAAAGAAGAGTATAGTAGATTATCTAATTTAAATGGAGAAGATGAACTAAATCAGTCAATAGCTAAAGCCAATAAAATGTTTAGAGATGTTGAAAATAAGATAGAAAGTTATAAAAAGAAAGTTTTTAAAACAAAAGATGAAGTAAAAAATGCTATTGAAGATTTAACAAAAATGGGTGCTAGAGATACACAACTTGATTTTTTAAAAGAGATTCAAAATAATTTAGAAAATAATTTACCTCCAACCAAAATAACTGATAATGAAAAAAAGAAAGAAAAGAAAGAAAAACAAGAAAAGATTGACGAAATCAAAGAGCTATTTAAAGAATATGAAGATTATTTAATAAAAGCACCTAAAATCTGGGAATTAATTGGTTTAGATAATAAAGAAATATTAGAAGAAAAAGTATCTTATTTAAAATCTGCATTACAAAAAGCAGTTGAGGTTGGTGCCACTTCTCTTATCCCAACATTAAAAACAGAATTTGATAAGGCTTCTAAAGAGTTGAAATTGAAAATTAATGAAATTGATTTTGATAAAGCAAAAGAAAAATTAACTAAAGAATTAGCAAAACTTCAAGAAGAAGACATAACAAAAATTGGAGCATACAATCCTAAAAGTTCAAAAGAAATTTCTTATGAAAAAGATGTTGCTAAGTACAAAGCCTTAAAAGATTTTACAGATGCTATAAAAGAGGGTACTACTGAATTTCAAAAAGCAGAACTTCAAGAAATGATGGTTAAAAAAGATAATTTAGCAAAAAAAATTAGACTGTATAATCAAGAAGATAAAGCTATAAAGGAAAGAGTTGCTAAAATTGAATCTATTACTAATGGACTTTCATCATTATCTGGAGGAATATCATCGATTGGAGCACAAACTGGAAGTAGCACAATTTCAAATTTAGGAAGTTTAATAGGAGGTATGCAAAGCTTAGGAATAGCTTTTGGAACATTAACAGGACCAGCTACAACAACAGGGAGTTTAGCTTCTATTTCATCAGCAAGTGGAACAGTAGCAACTGCAGGGGCAGGACTTGCAGCAGCAGGAGCAATAGCAAGTGGAGTTGGAGCAGCAATAGGAATTGCAATGATAGCAAATTCAATGATTGAATCTAAAGCTAAGAAAAAAGCTGCAGCTATTGATGCTAAAAATAAAGAAAATGAAAATATATATTCTGAACAAACTAAGGCAATGCAGCAACTAACACAAGCTTTAATGAGAAATTCTGAAATAATAAAAAGTTTCTCAGATAGAATGCTAAGTGATGTAGCAAAAAATCCTACTTTAAAGAGTATATATGGTGGAGAAAAAAACTTTGAAAATCTTTATACTTCAATGGTAAATGGAAAACATTTTCATGATATATCTGCACTTGAAAAAGGCTCAGCAAGTATTAGAAAAATGTTTAGAAAAAAGCATAAGGATACTTATACTGCAGTAAATGTCGGGGAAGCTCAACTATTAAAGTATCTTGGCTTTGATAAAACTGAACTAGATGCTTTTAATAATAGTGAATTAAGACAGTTGAATAAAGTTTTAAAAAATGTATCTCATAATGACTTAGTAAAAGCTACTGGAAGAAACTTAACTCAATCAAATTTAGATGAATGGAAAAAGCAAATATCTGAGTTCGTATCACAGTTAGATATATTAGAAAGAGAGAAAAAAGGACTATTTAATGGAGCAACACTTGAAAGCCTTACTGGTATAGACTATATTTCTGAAAAGAAGTTGATAGAAGAATATACAGAACAATTTAAACAAATGGGGCTTGTTGGCGATAAATATAATACAACTATTAGGGAAATGGCTAAAAATAATCAAGTCTTAGTTACTGCTATGCAAGATGTGAGAGCTCAGACAATCGAAGGGCTAGCAAGTGGCAATGGTGGATTTGTGACTTCTATGAAAAGCTATTTTGAAAAGATATTTAAAAATGCAAGTTCTATTGCTTATGATGTAGCATTTAGTGATTTAGATAGATATTTTAATGATGAATTTAAGAAAATATCTGAAAGATTGGTAAATATTAAGAAAACAGGAAAACTAAACTTTAATAACTTACTTTCTGGAATAGATTTTAGCAAATTAAAATTAGCTGAAGAAATAGAAACGCAAGCTAAAAAGTCTCTTGATACTATAAAACAGTTTTTATTGAGTAGAGGTATTGACATATCAATAATCAATAAAATACTTCCAAATTCAGATTTTAACGACAAATTAAATGATATGAAAAATGCTTTAAGTAATGCAATGAATGATGCTCAAAAAGAAAAGAAATTTGATAGCTTTACAAAAAGTTTAGGAGAATCTTTATATGAAAGTACAAAAGCTAGTTTAATAAAAGCATTTTCAGAAAGTTCAGTGTATCAAGGTTTAATATCTAAGTTTATAAATACTAAGGATATGAAAGCAGAGATAGAGAAAGTTGGGACATTTGAGGGAGCATTTAACATTATAAAGAATAAACTAAAAGATTTTGGTTATAGATTAGAAAGCAATGGACTAGGTGGGTTTGATGCTATAAATAATAAAGATAGTATTGAAAATAAACTTGGCAATGCTTACTATCAAGACAAATCTTCTAATATAGAAATAAAGGTTACTAATAATTTCTATGAAAAGGTTTATGGGGTAGATGACTTGGATGGAAGAATTTTAAAAGGAGTAAATAAAGGTATAGAGCTTTGGACTAAAAAACCAAAGGTGAGACCATAGGAGGAATAATGCAAAAGTTAAGTATGGAAAAAGATAGTCATTTATATGTGGCTAAGATAACTAATATATCTAAGGATAGTGATATTACAGATTATATTGATAGTTGTAATATTACTTTACCTAAAGCTAGTGAAATTTCTTCTATGGAAGCTAATTTTATTCTTGATGAAAAGTTAGTTGATACTGGAAATGAAGTAAAGATAGAAATTCTTGATGAAGTTGGAAATTTACTTTATGAACTGCAAGGAATGGCAACTCTTGAAAGAAGAAATAAAAGCTATACTGGAAAAGAAACTTTTACATATTCTATTAAAGATAGCTATGACAAGTTATTTGATAAGGTAGTCCCAGAAACAATGGTCTTCTTTGATTTATTTTTTTGTAATACTAAAGACAAACATAATTCACTGCTTCATATTGTTGCATCTAAATTAGGTTTTAGAGATGACCAAATTGATTTTAAAGATATAGCTTTTAATGATGGAAGTTTAATGAGAGTACCTTTTGTTCTTTTTGAACAAGATGAAAGGTGGGTTGACATTTTACAGAGGTTTATTAAAGCTACTGACAGTATTTTATATATTAAGAATAAAAAATTATTTTCAAGACCTCGTAATTTTATGTTAAATGGGATTTTAAAATTTGATAGGACTAATATTATCACTGACATTGAGGAAGCCTTTAAAAGTACATTATACAATGGAATCAGGGTAAACTATGATAGATTTATTAAATTACAAAATCAAGTTGTTTTTAATCTAGCTCAAAAGATAATAGTTGACAAGAATAGACCTGCTGGAAGTAAAGATATACAAAGTATGAGAATAACTTATACGACTTCAAGTGTATCTAATCCAACTTTAACAAAAGGTACTGCATATTACTTTACAAGAGAAGATGATATAAAAAGTAAAGTTGATATAAAACTTGTAAAAGGAACACATTATATTATTGAGGAATGGAAAGAAACACAGGCAATAGTAAAGTTTTTTAATCCATATCCTTATAAGTTATATATAGAAAATTTTGAAATAAAAGGTCTACCACTTGTGAAGTATCAAGATAATGAATCAATTATCAAGAATCTTAATGTAATTGAAAAACACCAGGAGAATTTTATATCTATACAAAAAAATAGGGAAGTTCAAACAGAAAAAATAGCTAAACACATAGCATTATCTGAATATAAAGCACAAATATTAAATAATAGAAATTTTAATTTTAATACTTATTTTTTAAGAGATATTGAATTGGGAGAAGTTTACAGTTTAGAACTTGAAGATATTAATACTATTGTAAGAGTAACAAATATTCAAATATCTTTAAAACCTGCAGAATTTGAAATGAGAATAGAAACTGAATGTGTTGAAAATGATGGAGACTTTAATTATTCTAGTATCTTATCTGGAAAAGGTAATAATAACTTTATAGAGTTGAAGAATCTTGAAGAAAAGATAGATGAAAATAGTAAAAATCTAAAAGTTTTAGATAGAGATGTTAGAAGTAAGCTTTTTAAACAGAAAACAGAGCCTAATTTAGCAGATGTAAAAGAAAATGATATTTGGTTAAATCCAGATACAAATGTATGGAAGAAATTTTATAATGGAGTATGGAACTCTATTAGTGAAGAAGAGATTTTACCAGCGATGAAAATGTATAATTCGATTGAAGGAAATATTATAAAGCTACAAGGCACAGCTGATAAGGTTGGAGCTTATCTTTTAAATGATGGAGAAAAGTTTGGAAGTCTTAATGGAGAATTAGCACACGTAACATTTGATAAATTAGGACAATTTGAAGCAGAAAACCCAAATAATAGAGTTGCTTTAAATATTAAAGACCCAGCTAATCCTAATATTGTAACATCACAAATACTTTTAGGGGTTACTGACATAACAGATAAAAAATATAAAGATGTAGCATTTCAAGTTGGAGATGAAGCAACAGGGCATTATATACAATTTAAAAATAGGCAAGCAAGAGTTGTAGAGAATGGGAAAACCATATCTAGTGTTAGTAAGTCATTAGAAAATGGAGATTTTACTATAACTGGTAGGACAAATTTTGATGGTGCAGCAAGATTTATGAGTAGAGGGACAAATGAAGTTATAACTATTGCTAATGGTTCTATTGATTTTTATAGAAATGGGCAGAGATTAACTAGAATTAAGAATATTAGATATGGAACTATATCTACAGATAGTAAGGGAAAAGGAATTGTAAATTTCGTTGGTTTTCAACAACCAATGATAGTTTTACCTACTATAAAATCGGCAAATTTTGGAAAGAATATGGCAAGTATTCATTGTTTTGCAGAACATATATCAGGTACTCAGTATAGATTTTATGTCTATGGAACAAATGAAGATTATAGAGAAGCGAATCCAATTAAAGTCGTTGGAACTCGTTGGAGTATGAATAATGTTGTTATTACAACACTTTTGGGTATAACTGGTTTTACAGATAGCATACATGTGAAAGAGCATTTTAAATTTATCAAACAATTAAGAGTAAGAGAAGAAAGGATTCCTGAACATAATATAAAATATGAAGATTATGAAAAGAAAAATAGTTATATAAAAATAAAAAAAATACCATTAGTAAATATAAAAATAAAAAGAAATGTTGAGATTATTTTTAATAAAAACTATGGAATCAATTTCAATTACAATTTAAATAGTAACCCAATGTTGGAGTATAGCATAGGTTCTTTAAATATAAATTCTGCTTTTAATATATTAAAAAAATTTACTGCAAGAACTAATGTTGTATATACATTAGAAATACAAATTCTTGAAAGTAAATTAGAAATTGAAGGAGAATATTTTTTAAAAAGCTATTCAGGTAACAGTAAGGAAGGTTATGATGTTATACACTACAAAGGATTTGATGGGATACTTTTTAATTTAACACAGGCTCATTTTAAAGGTTTATCAATAACAGCAAGTGCAGAAACTTCTACTCTATCTAATGCTACTGGAAGTGGAGAAGTTCAATACATAGCAATGGAGGTAGATTAATGTATTTTTATTTAAATAAAGAAAGATTATTAAATGGAGAAGTAATTGTAATGTTTCAAACAGAAAATCAAATACCAAATTATAAGGAAATTACAAACTTTGGAGAGTTAGTAGAGTTTAAAGGAGATAATATCCCAGCTGTTTGGGAATATTCAGAAGCAGAAGATGTCTTATATGATATAAATGATAAACCTAGTCCTTATCATATTTTAAAAAATAAAAAATGGGTAATTGAAGATAACAAGGGATTCAAAGAATATTGCGATAATAAAGTTAATATCATAAAAAATGAAATACTTGATTATGGATTTGATTATGAGATAAAGGGTGTAAAACATAGACAGAAATGTAGAGTTAAAGACATTACATTTATGGCTATAACTGCCCTTGTTATGTTTCTTGTAAAGACATTCTTACATAAGGATATAACTAGAACTTGGTATTTTGAGGATGATTTTGGTTATGAAATGGATATGGTAAAGCTAGTTCAATTAATGTTTTATGGAAGCAACTTTGTACAATCTGTATATGATACTGAGAACTATTACAAGACTTTAGAAGAACCTACACTAATAAATAAAGTAGATTATAAGGCTAAAATAAAAGAGTTTATGACAGGAGGTAACTAATGGAACATATAACAAATGTCTTAGTTTATTCAAATCGTTGCGAAATCTTAGATAGTCATGTGTTTACAGTAGGAGATAGAGGGTTTCCTCATATAAGATTGAAGTTTATATATATGTTTGGAGCAGAAACGCTGCAGGGAAAACAATTAGAACTTAAATATATACTCCCAGATAGAAGTTATCAAGTTGAAAAGATAGTTATATCTGGAAAAAATGAAGCTTTATTTCCAATTCATTATAGTGTTTTTGTTAATGGTGGTTGGACTACTCTAAAAGCAACTATTATAGAGGGAGCAAACAGAATATCATTAGATGACATAATCATAAAAACTAAAAGACTTGAAGTAGGACAAGAGTTTCAACATAAAGAGGTAAAAGCAATTGTACAGGCTGAAATATCTAAAAGAACAGAGGAAATAAAGGCTGTAGCAGAAGAAACTAAAACTAAGCTAACAAAAGATTTAGAAACTATTTATCAAGAAAAAGTTAAAGCATTGGATCAAGAAGTTAGAACATCTGTATCTACTCATTTTGATGAAAAAGCTAATGAATTTAACACTAAGATAGATAACACTAAAATTAAGAATTTATCTTATGCTGATAATAAATTAAAAATAACTTTAAATGATGACACAGAAAAAGAAACAACTATAAAAAGTGGATTAAGTTTAAGAAAAGTAGATGGAGAATATACTATATCACAGGTATCTACCTCAGCAAATATTCAAATTGGGAATGATTGGAAAATTATATTTTTTACTTATATACAATTTAATCAAGAATTTCAAACTTATTTTTTTAAACAAGAAAATACTTCAGATTACAATGTTGGAAATCATTTTCAAGGTGGAATTACAGTAAAAATAAATAATGGAGAACTTTCAGCAGAAAGTAATCATCCATCATTAACAATAAAAGATATATGGATTATGGAATAGGAGGGAATATGTTTAGTTTATCAAATTCAAGTTTAGAAAAAATGAATGGAGTACATCCTAATGTAGTAAATTTTATAAAAGAGCTTATAAAAGAGTCTCCATATGATTTTAAAATCACTTGTGGTGTTAGAACTGCTGAAGAACAAAACCATGAGTACCAAAAAGGAAGAACTCTTTTATATGACAGTAATGGTAATAAACTAAGTAAAGTTAGTTGGTGTGATGGTTATAAGTTAAAATCAAAACATCAAGTAAAAGTTGATGGTTATGGGTATGCTGTAGATATAGCTGTCTTAGAAAAAGAAAAATACACAGATAAGAAGACTGGAGAAGAAAAAGAAAAAATAGTTGCTAGATGGGATTATAAATATTATAAAGCTATTTATGATGTTGCAAAAAGCAAAGGTCTTATTGATAAATATGGAATAGTTTGGGGTGGAAATTGGAAACAAAAAGACTCTGTACATTTCCAATTAGGAACAGCAGATAATATTCAATTTAAAAAAAGTTAATCGGAGGTTAAAATGTTTTCAAAAGCTAAAACAAATCAAATAGGAACAAAGTTATGGATAATTTTAGAAGACTTTACATATAATATCTGTGGATATGATATATTAGTACCTAAAGGTTTTAAAACTGATTTAGCAAGTACACCTAAATATTTATGGTTTTCATTTCCACCTAGTGGCAGATATACAGATGCAGCTATAGTTCATGATTATTTATACTCAGCTAACTGTATTTACAAAGAAATAAATAGAGCTATTGCTGATAAAATATTCTTAGAACTTATGAAAAGTTTAGGAGTACCTAAGTGGAAAAGAGTCCTAATGTACAGAGGGGTTAGAATGTTTGGCTGGATGTTTTTTAGAAAGAAGGAGAAAGAAAATGTATGATGATATAATAACAGCATTAATAAAAATATCTCCAGGTATATTAACAACAGCAGGGATATTATGGGGATATCATAAAATAATGCAAAGTAGGATAGACCAAAAAGTTGATAAAGAGACATATGATAAGGATATGAAATACCTGGAAAAAAGAAATGATGAAAGAGATAATGAAATTAAGGATTTGATAAAAGATTTAAAAGTTGATATGAAAGATAGGTTAGATGATATCAAAATGGATATTAATTATCTTAGAGACAGAGATTGTAAAGGAAATAAAAAAGAATAATGTAAATTAGTTCTGCTACCTAGCACCAGTTATTTAATAATATTTTTTAATAAATAATAAAAAAAGTATCAGAATACAAAAAAGCAAGATTAATTTCCTGCTTTTTTTGTGTTATAAATTTTAAAAAAGTGTTATCTAACATCTGTTATATTTGAATTAATCTAAATTAGATTGAATTTGGTGCAAACAAAGTGCAAACAAAAAAAGTATAAGAATACAAAAAAGCCCTCAACTTTTTTCAAGTTCGGGCTTTTTTGTAGAAATTAAACTATAATTCATAATTGTTTTTTTAACATCTCTATATAGCATAAATTCAAAACTTATGGTGTAGATAAAATTATATAAAAATAATTAATGAATAACAAATAAGTAACAAATTATATTTTATTAATTGCATCACGATAGTTTTTTAAAGTCTTATGAATATATTTTTCAGATGTTATTTTATAACTACTATGCCCTGTTAATTTTATAATTATTTCTTTGTCTATTTCAGCATTTGATAATAATGTTGCGAATGTATGTCTACAATCATGAGCTGTGTGATATTCAATTTCTAAATCTTTCATAAGTTTTCTAAACTCATAATCATAAGTATCATATGTTAATTTAGCTCCATCATACCTAGTGAATAAAAATTCTTCATCAGGATCATATCTTTTCTTTATTATATCATATATTTTATCAGAAATAGGGAGCTTTCTTATTCCTGCTTTACTTTTAGATTTTGTAATATCAATATATCTTTCTTCAAGAAAAACTCTTTCATTTTTTATATTTAGAAGTTCACTTGGTCTTAATCCAGTATAACAATCTACTAATATAATATCTAGTATTTTAAATCTATCAATATCTTTATAAAGATTATCCCATAGTTTTTGTAAATCTTCTACTGTAAATATCCTATTTCTATCACTTGTCTTTTTTCCTTTTTCTTCAGCTGGAAGTTTCAAAAAACTAACATATTCTTTTTGGCAAAAATCGTTTAATAGTGCGAAGTCAAAAAGTTGTTTCCAGAACGATCTTAAATTTCTTAATGTTCCTTTACTCAAATCAAGTTCATTTAAAATCTTTTGTAATAAAATACCATTTATACTTTTTATATCTAACTTATGTAACTTCTTACTATTATTAAAATAAGAAGTGTAATTTCTTAATGAAGTATCTGCAGGTTTTTTATTTTCTAGCCATATTTTATATAAATCTTCAAATAATAAAGTTTTTTGACTTTTAGGAACTTCAATTCCTTTTTCTTTATCTTCAGAAATTTTATTATTAAAATACGCTATTCTAAATGCCTCAGCTTCTTTTTTAGTAGCAAATGTCTCAATAAGTGGTTGATAATAACCTTTTTCAGTGTATACACCTTGTCCTTTTAAAGCATAAGGTTTTCTCCTTTTTCCACTTAATTTAACTATTGTTCCCATTCCATTACTAGCCTTCATTATAAACTACACCTCCTTTTTTAATATTTTTGAGATTATCTTTCTACTCCAAAGAATTTACAAAGTTCAACTTCATCTATTAAATAATCTCCTCTTAACTTATCCTTATCTTTTTTATAAAAGCACTTAGGTATTTTACCAGTTTGAATATACCAACACAAGCTCCCTTTGCTTACCCCTTTATCTTTTACTAACTCCAATGCTTTTGGTATCTTTATTATTGACATATTATCCCTCCAATACCCATTCTAAATTACTTATGGTCTTGTTATTATTTCTAATCTTAGAATTTATAAGGCATCTCTTAATGTTATTATCTTCTTTACTGTGCTGCTCCTGCAAAAACACATTTTGATTTTTTAGAGTTTTAATTCTATCTTTTATAGTTTTTTCTTTCTTCATTCTCTCAACCTCCTAGCTATTACTAGCAAAATACATTTGCTTCCAAAATTCTTCTTCTGATAAAAGTTCAAAACAAGAAGTATCTGAATGATTTATATAAACATAACTATCTTTTACCATTAATTCTAATTTATAGCCATCTATTTCAATTTTTAAAAAACTTTCTTCTTTATCAGAAAATTGTATTTCTACATCTTCATTTATTTCTAATTCAATACTGTATGATTCTATCCAACTTTTTATTTTTTCAATAGCATTTGATAAAGCTAAAAAATCCTGTCCTGTCATCAATTCCACTCCTTCCCAATTCTTTTCATATTCTTTTGCCACTTTTCCCAATAACAGTTTAATATGTCATCTTTGCTGTATCCTAACTTTTGTGACATTTCCATTAAGTTATCAATAGCATATAAAACACTGTCATTGACAATATTAGATATTAAATTTAATGTAGGCAACACCTGTGAGCTATAACCTTTAATTTGCCAATTATTAAAATCTACTGCTATTAAATGTTTTATTCTGCCATAATTATTAACTGTATCATCATTAAAGTTAATCATTTGTGCATAGAAGAAATAAATATCTGTAAGTTCTTCCAGCTCCATAGATTTGTTATATTCCTTAGTTTTCCAAGTCTTATGACTTTCTTTTGTCTCCTCATTAAACTCTACACATTCAGCTATAAGAGACATCTTAATATCTCTTAAGCATCTAGGTCTAACATTATTCAAGTTTTTATCTAAATGCTTTTGAAGATTCAATATATCTTCAAAATTTTCTGGTCTTTTAAATTCCATTATCTCACTTCCTCATATATTTTTTAATTATATTTCTTCTCCTAATGCTAAATTTTCTATAAAAACTTTCAATGTTTCAAAATTTTCTACTTGTATCCCAAAGCTTCTAAAATCTTATCTATAAATCTAGTTTTTAACACTATTCATCTCCTCCAATCTCTCCTAATTCATCTCCAAAACTATCCCAACCTAGTCTTTTATTTCTAGCAAAAATTTCAATCTTTTTAGTTTCTGGGAATAATCCCTCTAAAATCTTATATGCTATTTCTGGCTTTTTACTATGTTTAGTTGCTTTTTCTCTAAATACCGTCGTTTGTTTTCCTCTCATATTTTCACAAGGTTTTAACATATTACCTTTTTTATAAAACCATAAAAGATATTCGTGAGAGTATCTTACTGTAAATGCTGGAGCAACTCCATTTTCTTTATCCCAGATTAATCTAGCGTGTAAACTATATCCTAGTTCTTTCATCATTTTTTCACAATCAAATAAGAATTCATCAATGGTCCATACAAAGAAATTATGTTTTTCTTCAACTTTTATTTTAGATATTATATTTTTTATTTCATCATTAGGAAGAGTTTTATAATCTAAATCTCTTGTTTGATTAGGTCTACTTTTTCTCAACCCACCTTTTTTCTTTTCCCAAGGTGGGTCTACATAAACTATTTCATATTTTTTAGTTTCAGATAAGTTACTAACAATCATTTCCAATCTCTCCTGCTCTTACCTTAGCCCAAAACTCTTTCCATTCTTTGCTATCTATAACTTTTTGGGCTTGTTCTCTTGTTTGAAAGTAATTACCTAAGTTATAACGGTCATCATCTTCTTCATAAAAATTTTCATCTGTAAGATTTATAGCATTATCAGAATCTATATACCAATAACTACATTTTTCTTCTGCTCTCCATCTCTTTGGGGCATTTAGTCTTTCTATATTTATTTTAGTTATTTCTATCTCTAGTACATTTTCTTTTTCCATTATTCCTCCTTATTCTTCTACTAAATATGTTTTATTACTAGGACTATCAAACCAACGAGCTTCAACTTCAAGAGTGTCCCCATCTTCACTTTTTATCTCGTAATAATTGCTTCTAATGTCAACTTCACCTTTTTTTATTCCAATAACTTCATATATTTTTCCATGAGCTAATGTTTGATTTTTATTATCCATTAAGACTTTATCTCCAACTTTTAATTCTCTATTACCCACCATAATTACTAACCCAACTAATTTAGTTTTTATCATTATTCCTCCTCACAAATCTATAAATTGGCAATTTCTCTGAATACAGTTTCAGTTTGCTAAATTCTTCTGTACTCAATTCACTAGCCTTAAAGTTTAATATTTTCTTTAATGCTTTTTTATAAAATATCTCCATATCTTTACTCATAATTAACCTCTGTATTTTCCGACTGTTTCCGAAATAGAAATAGTCGTTATTCCTTAGTTTACAAACCTGTTTTTTCTTTATCACCAAAAATCATAATTTCTTTCTTATCCCTATAACAAATATAACTAACGATTTTTTTAGCTAAATCATCAACAACTTTATCGTCTAGCTTTATTATTTCTCCATTTAATTCAAAAAAAACTCCATATTTATTAATATTTATATTTAACATTTACTCCTCCTTAAATGCTTGAAAGTGTCCTTTATATACTTTCTTTAATTCTCTTATCTGTCTATCATCTAAATGGATTCCAACAACATGATACTTTTGACTAAAGTCATGAGTACCAATTGCATGTACTTCATTGTGATGCTCACCACATAGACACATTACTCTCAAAACTCTCCCATCATCATTTTTATATCCACCAATACGAGCCACATTATCATAATGATGTAAAACTCCATGTTCTTTGCCTGCCACAGATACAGCAGATTTTATTTTTTAAACATACATAATGATAAGCTTTAGTATATTGGTCAGCTAGGTTTTCAACATCCATTTTCAATGGAACATCATAATATATACAAGTTTCTAGCAACCATTTAATAAAGTCATTAGCTTGATTCTGTGTTAGTGTATTCAGAGCCAAGCTAAAAGTTTTATTTTCTATTAAGGTACTTTGTAAAGCTTTTATAAATGTTTCTTTTAACTCCTTCTCTATTTCTCCAACAGTTTTATCTTTATTCTTTTCCAAATATTTAGAAAAGAATGCAAGGGGAGATTTTAAAGGTTGCATATCATAGACTTCTAAAAACCTTTCTTTTAATTGCTTTTTAGTTTGTTCTAAATCTATGTTATATGCTACTCTCCCTGCATCTTGTCCTGTGAAGAAATTAGAAATATCATTCATAATTGCATATATTAATTTTTGAGTGTCCCTGCTATATCCTAATTTCTCCATTTTATTTACTCCTACCCTATTTTTCAAATTCTATAACTTCATATTCTTTTATTTTATTTTTTACTTCAACTAAATCATTTATCATCTTATCTATTAATCTTCTAATTTCATTTCTACTTTTATCTTTTAAATTATGATTAAAAGAACTTAATATATCTAACTCAGCTAAATCTTTTTTTATTTTTTTTAATAACTCTATATATTTCAAATAATCACTTTTATTTTTATCTATATAATCCAACAGTTCATCTCTCTTTTTGTAAATGTTAGTCATTATTTACTCCCATTCATTTAACATTTTTTCTATATCAATTTTAAAGCTATATTAGACAGTTTTAATGGCTTTCTATATGAAGATGATAAATTAATATATGAGTTATCTTCAAGTAAGAAATTAGGCTGTGATAGAGATTATTTTATAATTGAAATTGAGGAATTAAATTAAAAATGGGAAATTTTAAAGAACATAATAACAGAGAAATAAGCAAAAAACTAGCTGAATACATAACAGGTACAGAACTAAGAAAGTATGTGGCTAGAAAAGTTAAGCAATATCTAAATATAGAAAATCCAGTTGTATTTGATGGAACAGTTGGAAGTGGACAATTGGAACAATTCGTTGAACCTTCTATGCTATACGGTGTAGATGTTCAAGAAAACTCTATTAATTCAGCTAAACAAAACTTTAAGAATAGTGAGCTAGAAGCAAAAAGCTTCTTTGAATATGAGAACGAAAATTTACTTGTAGATTGTGTAATCATGAACCCGCCATTCTCAATAAAATTCAAAGATTTAACCGAGCAAGAGCAGAAGAACATACAAAAGCAATTTAGTTGGAAAAAGTCAGGAGTTGTAGACGATATATTCGTTTTAAAATCTCTTGAATATACGAAGAGGTACGCTTTCTATATACTTTTTCCAGGTGTTGGGTACAGAAAAACTGAAGAAAAGTTTAGAGAATTAATTGGAAATAGACTAGCAGAATTAAATGTTATAAGCAATGCATTTACAGATACTTCTATAGATGTTTTATTCACAGTTATTGATAAAAATAAGACAACTGATAATATTTACAGAGAATTATACGATTGTAAGATAGATAAAATTATAATTTCAGATAGTTGGAAGTTAGATGTAAGTGAGTATCGCTGGGAACAAATAAGAGAAGAAAAAGAAGTAGAAGAGGTTGATATCAATGCTTTAAATACGAAGGCTTGTGAACTCTGGATAAATGGAGTAGAAAGGAATTTAGAGCTAGATTTGTTCTTAATCAAAGAGTGTGATGCAAATATAGACTTTATGGGAAATATTAGAAGGCTAAAAGCTATAGTAGAAAAATATGAAAATAAATTTAGGAGTAAAAAAAGATGCAAGAACGAGATGACTTTATTAGAGAAACAATCAAAATTGCTAACTTTGTTTTCGGATGCACAACGGTAGTAATTTCAGATATTTTTAATATAAAATTTATGTCTAAAAAAGATATTTTTACAAAAAAAGATATAACAGAAAATGGAGAACCAGCTATTTTTTATGGAGAAATATCTAGAAAATACGATTGTTTTGTAGAAGAAATAACAAAAATCAATATTGAAGCTTATGAAAGAGCCGACAAAATTAACAAAGGTCAAATATTAGTAAATCTAGAAGATTTTGACTGCGAAGATGTTGGAAGATGTGTTTTATATCAAGACGATATCCCAGTGGCAATAAATGGGAATGTGGCTATTTTAACTTTAAGAGAAAAATTTGAAGATATAGTAAACCTAAAATACATGACATTTTATCTTAACTATAAAGATGTTGTAAGGCAATATATCTACGATAAAACTGTTGGAGAAAAAGTTAAAAGACTGTCTAGATTAGATTTTAAATGTATCCCCATAGTTATACCTCTTATAGAAATACAAGATAAAATTATAGATAATTTTATAGAAGTTAGGGAGAAGTTTAAAAAAGATTTTGAATTGCTTGAAAAAACTATCGACTTGGCTAATAAGTATACAGGTTTTGGAGTAAGTGAACTTTTAAAATTAAAATAACAGAGGTGAGATAATGGCAACACAGGAGCAAAAGATAATTTTTAGAAAGATAGAGGAAATATTAAGAAACTATCCTAAATATCAAAAAAGAATAAAAATGGAAATAGAAAATTTACAGAGTCCACAAATAAAAAAATCATGTGGACCTGGTGGACAAGGTGGAGGGTGCTATGATTTTAAAAGTGAAGTGGAGCAGATTGAAGAACTTAAACAAAGAATTTCTAATAATATAAGTCGTTATGAAGAAATAATTTTTAGGATAGATGAATGTTTAAGTATGGTTCAAGACCATAAAGATTATGGATTTATCCAATTAAAATACTTTGATAATAAGACATATGAAGAAATAACTGATGTACTTAATATTTCTCTAAAAAGTACTTATGGAATGAGAAATAGAATTCTAGAGGCTTTGGAGATACATTTCAAAACTCAAAGATTGATCGAATTTTAGGAAAGGTAAAAACAAGGTAAAAAAGGGGTAAAAATAGGGTTATTGTAAGGTAAAAATTTATGTGATAGTATGTTATCATGTAGCAAAGTATAGAAGTTCAGAAGAACTTCCTCCTTATTGAAATAAATTACCACAGTAGTTTAAGACTCTACTTTAAAAAAGTCTTACCATATAGGGCATTAGCTCAGTTAGCTAGAGCACAGGTTTAAATCCTATTGTCATTGGTGCAAATCCAATATGCCCTCTCACTATAGCATCAATACTCTCACAGTTGTGGGAGTTTTTTTATTTATAAAACTGGAGGTGAAAAAGATTGACTAAACAAGATTTATTTGTAAAAGAATATTTAAAAGACTTGAATGGCACACAAGCATATATCAGAGCAGGATATAAAGTTAAAGATGAAAATACAGCTGCTGTTAATGCAAGTAAATTGCTAAGAAATGCTAAGATTCAAGAAAAAATACAAGTAGCAATGAAAGAAAGAGAAAAAAGAACTGAAATAACACAAGATAGAGTATTAAATGAGATTGCTAATCTAGCTTTTACAGATAGAACTGGAATAGTTAATCTTAACAATAATAGAGTTATAATTAAAAATTTTGATGAGTTAAGTCCAGAACAAAAAGCATGTATATCTGGAGTTAAAGAAACTAAACACGGAATAGAAGTAACATTTTACAATAAAGAAAAAGCATTAGAAATGCTAGGTAGACATTTAGGAATGTTTACTGAAAAACTAGAAGTTAAAGGAGAACTAAAAACAGAGGATCCATTTAAAGGATTATCCACAGAAGAACTAAAAAAGGTGATATTTGGTGGAGATAAATAAAGAAGCAATAAGAAGAGCAAAAATAGAACTTGCAAGGCGTGAGTTCTTTTTTTATTGTTATTTAAAAGCTCCTAACTTCTACAAATATGATAGAAAATTTTTAGTTGATTTGTGTAATGATTTACAAAACTTTCTAACAAGCGATGATGAAGTTCTTATTTTAAATCTTCCACCTAGACATGGAAAGTCAAGGACAGTAGGAAATTTAGTAGAATGGTTACTTGGTAGAGATATAAATGCAAAAATAATGACAGGAAGTTATAATGAAACTTTATCAACTACATTTTCTAAAAATGTTAGAAATACTATTCAAGAGGTGAAAGCTGATAGAGATAAAATAGTTTTTTCAGATATATTTCCTGGTGTAAGTATAAAACAAGGTGATGGGGCTATGAACCTTTGGAGTTTAGAAGGTGGATACAATAACTATTTAGCAACTGCACCTGGTGGAACTGCTACAGGTTTTGGTTGTAGTCTTATGATAATAGATGACTTAAT